GGCTTTTGCAAGTGGTACGCACTTCGGATATTTTCTTTTGCTCCCCTTCGATCTTCCGCAAGGTTGATACTTGCCGTTCTTCTTTGGAGCTCCGATGTCTACCCATTTCTCTGATACCCATTTTCTTAAACCCATTATCTTCTCTTTTTAGTTTTCTTCTTTTTCTTTTTTCCACCAGGTGTAACTTTACCTGAACAAACAGCTGATGCATACATATTAGCGTACGCAGAAGGATAAACTTTAAACTTTCTTTTTGCTGCTGCTTTACCTCTAGGACAAAGTTTAGCCATAAACAGCCACCTTACACTCAGGACAATTTTTTATAAACCTTAAATGTCTATTGCATTTAGTTGCCGCTATGGGTTTAGGTACAATAACTTCTACTTTTTGTTTTTTAGCAAAAAAACTTTTAATCCAAGTCCATACACTTAGCATGCTCTCATTCCTTTTTTGTAGCCCATTCTTTTTGCAACTTGTGGGGCTTTCTTTTTTAATGCTCTTATTCCTTTGCCTTTTTTACCGGCAGGTATTTTCTTTTTTGGTTTCATTTTTTTCCTCCTTTAAATATTTGAGTTCCCTTTATACCATAAATACTTGCTACAACAAGAATCCATAAATTTGTAAACCATTTCGGAAGCTCTGAAAACATTTCGAAGAACAATTTTACTTTGTCCATCGCAGTTGGGTCGTCCGATATCACTGCCCAAGCTAGAACAGCTATTGGAGTTGACAAGATTATAAGGACGGCCTCGTCTTTCCAGTCGGATTGCCTAGCTTCTAATAATTTACCTTGGTAAGCTTCATCACCACGAGCCATTTTTTCTGCATGCATTAATTGTGCATCAGACATTGCCATCTTCGTCTTCTGACGGTTAGCATAAATTTTACTACCAGCAGAAACGGCTAATTTAATTGCCGAAAACCACATAAATTAACACCAAGTAGCTTTTTTGCTTTTAGAAGCTAACATTCTTTTTGTGCCTCTAACTTCAACTGTTTGAGCTTCGTCAGCTTTTGGAGTTTGGATTACTTTTCCACCTTCTGGTGTTCCAATTTCCATTTGAGACTTAGCTTCTTTTTTAGTTTTTTTCATAATATCTCCGTTTTTAATTGTCTTAACCTTTTTTTAAGGGTTTTTCTATATTTTTTTATTCCTTTGACTCATTTCTTGTTTTGCAATCGATGTTGCTGCTCTTAATTCAGCTAAATCTTCTGTTTGTTCTAGTTTTTCTTCAAAGTTCATCTGATTCATCATTGCTTTCATCTTATCTAGGTTAATTCTATCATCATCTAGGTCTTTTCTACGTTGGTTTTCTTGTGCTCTTATGTCTAATTCTCTAGATTTTAGTTTAGCAATAGGATCATTACCAAAATTACCATTAATTTTTTGTTCTTCCTTCATAAATTCATCTGTCATTTCTGCAATCAACACAGATTTTCTAGATTCAATCTTCATATTCAATGCCATAACCATTTGTTGCATTTGTGGATTCTGCATTGCTTGAGGATTTTGTTGAACGACTTGTAATTGTTGAATTTCTTTTTGGAATTCTAACTCAACTTGTTCTAAAGCCATCAAAGAAATATGTTCAAAGATATTTTTTTGTAATGAAGCACCAACAACAGGATTATTTTTTGCAATATTTGTTGCCATAAAATTTAAGTGAGCTGTAATGTGTGCTCTATGATCTTGACCTTTAAATGCTTGGTAAGGAATTCCAGATAAAGCGTCAATATGTTCTAACGCTGGATCTTTTGGCATTGGTTGAGGTGGTTTTTTTAAAATTAAATCTACATTTTTCACACCCAACGCCTCATACATACCTCTATATGCATTATACAAATTATGTATTTGAGGATTGGATTGCGCCAATTGCAGTTCCGTCTGAGCGAGGGAAATACGCTGTGTCTGTGAGAAAATATTTGGATCTGCAACTGGAACAATATCGATTTTATCATCAAAGTCAGATTGTTTAATCATTCTTTGACCACCCACAACATCGTATGGGTATTCTTGTGGCAAGTATAATTTAAATACTCTAGCCAATAATTTAAATTCATTTTTAAGAGAAGAGTAAAGTCTTTTGTGGATCGCTGACATTGTTCTCGATCCTCTTTCAAGAAGCGCAACCGTCGTACCCACTGCTGCTTGCTGATTACCCTCACCTACTTGCAAGTCTGCTATTGAAGCGAATCTTTGACCTGCTTGTACTACGACGCCCATAAGTTGTAATAAGGTTTGAGAAGGCTCTTTAAAAGGTAAAGTCATAAATGAATCTCTGATGTTTCCACCAGGTGCATCTACATCTCTAAACTCTCCAGGTTGAATGGATTGAGCATCATCTCTAATTCTAATTCCTCTTTGTTTAAATCCAGCGGGTAAGTTGGATAAAGTCCCTGCGTCAAGCAAGGATCTTAGGGCAGCAGTTGCTGTTCTAGACAGTCCACCGATCATATGTATTAAACCAAAACCATAAAAGCCTAAGCCTGGTAAAAATTTAAAATGTACGAAGTATGAGATCTTAGTTCTTTTTTCATCTCCGACTTCATAGTTTCTTCTTATTGATAATATCGAACGAGAGTTTTCTTCAACCGTTACAATATAAGGAAGTTTTATTCCAGTAGGTTCCCCATTGGGACTTCGGTCTTCAAAACCCTCAAGGTCAAGATTAACATGGCATTCAAGTAATGAAAAGACATCTTCGTTTTTACTTTTTCTTATTCCTTCTAATTCATTTTCTTTTTTATCTAACTCAGATTCATTATCGTAACCTGGTGTTAGTTCTATGTCTCTATAAAAACCTGTGACTTGTTGTTTTCTTAATTCGTTTTCAGATATTTTAACTCTATGAATAATCGATTCCGCATCTTCTAATGAGGTAGCTGAGTACGGAACGATTAAATCATCTGCAGGCACGAACTTAGAAACAGCTCGTCCTAATAATTCATCATAATAAACTTTTTTAAATGATGAACCTGCTAAAGGTAAATAAAATAACATTTGATCAAAGTCAGCTTCGTATTCTTTCATTTGATCCATGAGCTGATAGTTCATGAATTCTTTAACACGTTCCGACTGTTGTTCTTTTTGTGGTGTTGTTGCACCGATAATCTGAGTTCTTACAGGTCCTTGGGCCGGGAGCAATTCTTTATAAGCCAAGGCTTGAAATTGAGTGACCGCTTCTGCTAATACAGGGTGCGTGGCCCCCGAAGCTCCTTGAAAGGGTTCTGATTTTTGTTCGTATTTAAATCCTAATAAATCTAAACCTTGAGTGTAGGCTCTTTCCCAATCTCTTCTTGAAGATTTATAGTCTGTGTAGTTTGCAAAAAGTTCTGAACCAAGAGGCGATAAGATTTCCTCTGGTAGTAATTCAGCCAAATTATCATAATGATTTTGACTTTGTGCTTGGTTAAAGGCTCCTGGCTCAAAATTAATTTCTACTCCACCATCTTCTGTAGGAGTAATTTCAGTATCACCTTGTTCAGGTAATGTTTCTTGTAATTCAATATTTTCTTCTTGGGCTTTTTCTTGCCCCTCTATCTCAATAGATTTTTTAACTTCGTTTGGAAGTGCTTTGTCGATGTCTGCCATTAATTTTCTCCAATTTTATACTCTTAACAGTATTATGCTCAACATTCAAGCCTTGAGGTTGAGGTCCTTTCTTTGGTGGTATTGTTTTAGTTAATTTTTTCATCACCAATAATAAGTTCTCTTTTTTCTAGGGGTTACTTCATCTATATAGTCTTCTGGGTGCTGAATCAAGCCTCCTTGTCTAAATCGAAGGACAGCTTGAGTCATTGAGTCTACTAAGTCATCATGGTCGCCATAAGGAAAAGCAGCACATTCTTCAATAACTTCTTGAGCAAAATTTTTATCTCTAGGTGCCCAAATGGATCCTGATTCAAATAAAGGAGCAACTGCATTCACACGGCTGTGTTTGTCGTTTCCTTTTGATGGTGTGAAATTGACTACAGGTATTCCCATTTGTCTAAGTTCATAAGTCAATGGAAGTCCAGATGCTTTAGCTTCAACTAATACTGTTTCAGGCTGCCAATAGTCATATTGTTCTTTAGCCACTCTTCTAAGATCAGGAAATTCTAAACGATCTTTTATAGCATCTAATAAAATTAATTGTTCAGGTGAGTCTTCTGTTTCTCTAAAAACACCCCAAGTTGTAATAGCAGAATAGTCAGCCGTTTCTTTTTTCATAAACGCTGTATCATAAGATTGAATAACATGCTGCAATGATGGCATATAATCTTTGTCCCAATCTTTCCACCACTCACGTTTTATAATCGCACCTTCTTCTGATGTTGGGTTCTGCATATATTGAGCAGACCATTTTGCAATACCTGCTGAAGCCTTAACAGCTTCTAAATCTTCTAATGACCAATACTCTGGCCAAACAGGTTTACCACTATCCATGATTGCTGGAAACTCAATCACTTCCCATTGATCCGCTTTAGCTTCTTTAGCTCCAGCATTTACAAGTTGTGCTGTTAGATCTTTAGTTGACCATCTTGTCATTACTAAAACAATTCTTCCTCCTGGTTGTAAACGTTGTCGTGGTCCTGAAGTATACCACTCATATGCTTTTTCAAATGCAGTAGGTGAATAAACATCTTGCTCTGAATGTGGATCATCAATGATGAGTAGATCAGCACCTCTCCCGGTCACCGCACCTTGGACCCCGACAGCAAAGTATTCACCACCTTGGTCAGTCTCCCAACGTCCAGCTGCCTTGGAGTCTTCTCTTAATCTTGTTTTAAATAAATCTTGATACTCGGTTGAGTCAATTAATGTTTTAGCTTTTCTTCCAAACCTTACAGCTAATTCTGCTGTGTGGGTTGCTTGAATTATTTTTAATTTAGGATCATTACCAATCATCCAAGCGGGTAAAAAATAAGATGCAAATTCAGACTTCGTATGCCTTGGAGGCATATTAACAATAAGTCTTTTTAATTTTCCTGTTCGTAATCTATTAAATGCATCAGCAATCTTCTTGTGATGGTAACCTTCAATAAAATCTGGCCAAATGTGTTTTACAAAAGGTAGAAATTCTGTTCGAAGCTTAGTATCTTTTTTTCTTTTGATACTGTCCAAAATATCTAGTTTAAGTTGCTTTCGTACTTTAGGGTCTGCAATTTTGTTTATCTTATTTATATCCAGCATAATCTTAGTTATGTAACTAAAAAGTATTTATCAGCAATCTATATCTATATCAAACAATATAGTACATATATTAGGTACCATATTTTTGGATTTACCCCCTCCCCCCTCTTTAAAAAGTTCGACTTTTCAAATCCACTTGGTACCTCTATTAAGCGCGCGAAGCGCGCTAAGGGTGGGACCCGCCCACATGCTCTTATCTAGGTGCGACATAGTGTCGCACCTATCATTATTTAGTTGACAACTAATACATACTAGGAATGGTTGGCATCTCCTTGATGTTAGTTTCTATTGATCCTCCATCATTGCCTTCATCATCCATTGAAGGAGTGAGCCAAGTTCCATTGTCCAATCTTATTTGAATAGGTTGTCTATACCAACCTTGATGTTCTGCATCCTCTACACTCATATACTGAACATCAACAATCTTACGACCTAACAAATGTTTTTTAATTAAAGTAGTCCAAGTGTTGTTGTTTATTTCCATTGTTTTCTTTCTTAACTCTTTCGCTTTTTCTGTTAGTTTAACTGTCATTAGTAGTACCCCATATCTGTAAATTGTTTTAACTGCTTATCAGATAAACCATAATAACTTTTTGGGTCATCAACGCTAAATCTTTCACAAGGTGTAATAAATGGGTCTGTTATAAACATACCATCAAAATTAAACCCTAGCTTTCCCATCCAATTTTTTAGAGTGGGTTTCCATATTTTATTCTTACTCATTTTTTCCCTCCATTGTTGCTAATTGTTTTCCATCTTCTAGTATTTGTTCAAACATACTACGAAGACCATTTTTTTTCATTGATGCTTCTTGATCAATCCAACATCTATAAGTCTCATCAACATAAGCATCTATTCTATCTTTTACTTCATAGACTTTCATATAATTATTGGGGTAGTCTTTTTTTAATTTTTCCCAATCTTCCTTTGTCCATCCTTTTGGTATCATTTTTTCCTCCATTGTTGTTAATGACTCATCTTATTAAAATCACACAAAAATGACATTGGACAGATTGTCGCAGTTTTATTTTTTTCTATGGGTGGGACCCGCCCACATGCTCTTATCTCCTTGGTGCGACATTTTGTCGCACCAAGAACCGAGGAACTTATCTAGCTTCCGTAAATGGAAACTTTAATTGTTTGATATTGTCTACGAATGTTTGCTTTTTTTCTTCAGCAAATTGAATAATCGTAAACGACTCATTTTCTTTTGCTAAAATATTTAGAGCATTTTTTTTCATCCTCGCTGACTCTAATGTTTTAGCAGTTTCAACTACATCGTACCTATCATCGAATGTATTGAACTTCGTTCTTTTTATTAGTATGAACATTTTTCCTCCATTTGTTATTAATGATTAAACTTAAACCAACAAAGCTCTAAATAGAAGTTGCCAAATTGTCGCACCTTTTTATTTTTTCCCGGGTGGGACCCGCCCACATGCTCTTCCCTAGTTTTGGCGCAGCTGTTAAGCTGCGCCGTGTTTCTTTAATGTAGATCCGGCAACGCTTTAACTTGAGTATTCCAAGTTATGCCTATTACATTCATAGTTTTATCTAGTCTATTTATTAGCTGCTCAGGGATCCCGGCTTCCATTACACTATCCAAAGAGGCCTTTTTGATATTCTCTAAGGCCACTCTTTTTTTACCAACTGGGGTTTTATATGCTTCTTTTCTGGCAAGTGAAGCAGCCCAGTCCCTGATTTGTTCACGACAATATTCAGGTGTTATATCGTTCAAATATCTGTCATGATTATAAGTGAAGTCAGATTTTAACTTCTCTTTTTTTTCTTTGCCCGTGGCTGCTCTTTTAAAAAAAGTTTTAGCTTTTCTTTGAGCGGCTTCCAACGTTTCCTTAGCTGCTTCAAGCTGCTTTATAACCTTATCCGCTCCAATTTTTTTGGATAAGTTTTTTTCAGCTTTTTCAGTAGCGTCGGATATAATTGATTTCAGAGCTAGTTCAGCTTCCTCAATCATTGGCTGCATTTTCTCTTCAACTTTTCTTTTGAAGTGGTCACGCTGCCATTTTTGCATTGCTTTTTGTGTCATTGCTTTTCCTCCATTTGTTATTAATGATTAAACTTAAACCAACTGATCTCTAAATAGAAGCTGACAAATTGTCGCAGTTATTTTTTTATTCCCGGGTGGGACCCGCCCACATGCTCTCCTCTAGCCTGCGACAATATGGACTATGGTCAAAAGACCTTGAACCACTTATATTGAAACTAGATATTTATTTAAAAACGCAGTTTTGCGAAGCTCAATATGAGCATTTAATTATCTAGCAGCAACACCATGATAAAGCCCGGATTGCAGGTGGAGCCGGGGCTGCTTAAGCTTGATCTAGGAAAGCCGTGTTATAGCGTGTGCTGCCTAGCTTGAGCCCTGATCTAAGATTTGCTCTGGACTACGTCTTTGGACAACAGCTCCATCATCTTAGATCTGGGGTCAAGTTGAGTAAATTAGCCTAAAGTGAAACACGAAACTTGGCCATATTTTTTAGCCTACGTTGTTGTTGGAGGCGCAGCCTACAAGCTGCGCCTTTTTTATTAAAAAAAAAAAAATGGGTGGGACCCGCCCACAAGCGCTCCCCGGTCCTGCGACAATTTGGCAGATGTTCAAGCCATTATTAATCAAGTATCAAGGACCTATGAAAATAAAAGAAGCTAAAGTAATAACTCATAGTTTATCGAAGCCCAATAAAATGCCGGGTTTTAGTTATGGCTTGCCAGCGTGGGAGTGTAAGACAGGCAGCAAGCTCGCAAAAATTCCAGGCACAGTTTGTTCAAGTTGTTATGCCATGAAAGGTTCATATACTATGTATAAAGGCGTCAAGCCAGCACAGTATAAAAGATTAGATGCTATTAAACATCCATTATGGGTCAAAGCTATGGCGACACAAATTAATTCTAAAAAAGTTAAATATTTTAGATGGCATGATGCAGGCGACATTCAAAGCGTTAAACACTTATTAAAAATTTTTAAAGTGTGTAAATTGTCGCCGGATGTTAAACACTGGATCCCCACAAAAGAATCACAATTTTTAAAACACATACCCGTTGACCGGGTTCCAAAAAATTTAATTATTAGAATATCAGGAACTAAGATTGACGGACCTGCGCCAAAGTTTTGGCCGTGGTCAAGTACTGTAGTAACTAAAGGCGCAAGCTGCCCAGCTCCAAAGCAATCAGGTAAATGCTTAGATTGTCGAGCTTGCTGGGATCATAAAGTTAAGAATGTATCATATGGAAAACACTAAAAAAAAGAATCGTGGTCCAGGGGTAAGTCCTAAGCGACAAGCGATCCATGAACAATGGCTCAAGGCACAAACCACAGGCGACAAGCTACATGCAGAGAACTCTGAAATGTTTGTAAAAAATGCCAAGCCACAGGCAACAAGCGACAAGCACTAAGGCACAAGCTCTAAAAAAAAAGGGTGGGTCCCGCCCACATGCTCTACTCTACGTTTTCAAGCCACAAGCCGCACGCATCCAGGCCCAGGGCACAAGGCTCGGGGTCCTTGTTCCGGTCCACAAGCTCTAGAATATCTTTTCCTTCATAAAGTTTAATGGCTAAAGGATCGAGGACCTTTTGCAGGATGAAAGTATTGTTAGGATGTTTCATATGAAACGCAATTTGATGGGGTGAGAAGGTTGGTTTTTTACCTTTAGATACTTTGAGCTCAACTGTAAAAAAAGAACCTTTTTTGTTGTAACATAATAGATCTGGAACGCCAGCAGATGCCCAAGATTCAAGTCTAGTAAAGGAAATATTCTTAATGTTTCGTTTAACTTCTTGCCAAAATTTAGACTCTGGTTTCAAATGAAATTTAAAGTAACTACAGCTTTTTAATTGGAGCACCCATTTGCACTCTTTCTCGCTGCACTGTGATAATTAATCGATGAGTTTCTCTCACTCCCAATAGTTTATTTTCCAATAATTTAATATCTCTGATGTCAAAAAATTGTCCATCAGGTAGACAAACTTGTACTCTTGCTTCTTGAGCTACAGGAGCTTTTAAGAATTTATCTAATGTCTGTCTAAATAACTTTCCACTAATCATATTTTAAAAGTGGGGCTCAGTATCCGATCAAGTCTCCCGTCACTTCGTAAGCCAACCCCACTAAACATTAATAACAATAAGAACGATAACAATGAAAAACACCGTAACTTATATTGACTTTCTATCAAACTTACCTTATTTGTCAAGACATGGGTTTACCTAAAAAACTAACAGAAATGCAAATTAAATTTGCTCAAGAACTTGTTACCAATGAAGGCAGAAAAACGGCAACAGAATGTGCAGTTGATGCAGGGTATGCAAAAGATAGAGCAGCTATAACTGCGTCAGAATTACAGAGTCCAAAAAGATATCCTTTAGTAGTCCAATACATTGGTAAAATTAGATCTGATTACCAAAAGAAATATGAAGTGACTTATGAAAGACACATCTCTGAACTTGCAAAGCTTAGAGAAGACTCTAGAAAAAAAGGAGCTTGGTCTGCAGCTATTAATGCTGAAGTTGCTAGAGGTAAAGCAGCTGGATTGTATGTAGAACAAAAGATTATTAGAACAGGTAAGTTAGATGATTTATCTGAGGAAGAACTAGATAAAAGAATTGCAGAAACTTTAGATGAATTCTCTCCAATATTAGAAGGTGTAACTGCTGATGAACTTAAGTCTAATGTTAAAGAAAAACAAAAAGAATTAAGATTAGATAATAAAAAAGATAACACCAAACCTTTAGATCTTAAGAAGGTTAATTAAACTACTTTATCCTTATTTGGTCCGTGTTTGATTCTATATTTATGTGTACCAGTACCATTGATATCTACTTCTTCTTTTAATACTTTGTTAAGAAAGATCTCATTCCAACCGTTTTTATAAGCTTCATTAGTTGGTCTAGATACTCCATCATATTTTTTACCTTTAGGTCTTTTCATATTTTTATTCTCTCCATCTTAGATATTATACATTTTGGAAAAACATTTCTATCAGAAAATACAGCAGCTTCAGAATCATAAGAAGCAAACGTCCAAACATATTTATTATCTTTTTCAAACACATAGGCTTGTGTAATCATTGTAGCTGGAGTTAAAGATTTCATTTCATTAGCATCTGCATGCCCACTGTCGCCGCACGGATCTGCCCATATAATTTTATAAAAATAATATTTCTTATTACCTATCAATGCGTGTTTATATTTGGACTTTTTTCTTCTCTTCATAGGATGGTTTTATACCTATTTTTGTTTTTTAGTAACCCTTAAACCCAAGAGTTGATCGACTAGATGACCTATGCAACTATTGCAAGTATGCTCTAGTTTAGAATGGTTCTAATGTAACTCCGTGTTACTCCAATGTTACTCCAACGGTGCTCTAAAAGCGTTGGTATTAAACAAATGTAACTCGACCCATTTTGAACTATCGTCTAGAACCGTTGGTATTAAACAAATGTTACTCCAACGAGCTTTTCCAGGATTTTTTTTGTTTTTTCTAAAAACTTTTTTTCCTGAAAATAACCTATTGGAGTAACATTCTTTATATACCAAGGCTTTTAGAGCAGTGTCCATTTTGGGTCGAGTAACATTTATGGCAGAAATAAGGCAAATAAGGCAATCTTGCCACATTTAGCTATGCAGTTTTTGCAAGATACTATAGGGTTTTATATACTCTTTGTTTATCTTTCGTACTGTTAGGTACCATTTGTTTACTAAATCTTCTTTTTCTTTTCCTGTAGCTTTACTAGCTTTTCTACTTAATTCATTAAGTTCTTCTGTCAATTTATCCATTTCTTTACTTTTCATTTTTTTCAATTTGATTATAATATTCATCAACTTTTTTTAAAAACTCATACTTAGCTTTTCTAAAATCCTCACCATCAAATATAAATTCTTGAAATAAATGATCTTTAGTACAGATCAAAACAACACCTTGATTTATTTGTGTTCCATAGACTTCATTATGTGCCAAAGCATAGGCAGCTAATTGATGCCTGTAGTCCCCGATCCATTCTCTACGTTTCGGTTTATTTGATTGCTTGAAATCCATGATGCTCGGTCCTTGATTATAGACCCCAACTAAATCTGTAGCACCCGCAT